CGCTTGGACATGTGTTGCAGAAATGATCCATAAAGATGGTCTCATTGCTACTATTGCAAAATTCCAAGAGGAAGCCCAGGCGCTAGTCACCGGTAAGGAGTGTGGGGAAGTAGTGAGACTTATTAGAGCTCACATTCGCTTCACACCGTCGTTTTTCGACGACAGCAATATCACACGAGATGCCGATGCTGCTTTGTTGTTTTTGCTACGGTATCCTAAGAGATTCTCACCTAATGGTAATGATATCATTAAGGAAGCAACTCTACAAGATTTCCTAGCAACAGAAAACCGGACTAAGCAACTATCCACTAGAGAATATAGTCCATATATTTGTAGGATTGTCGCACAGACAATCTATCAAATGTATGACTGGGACGTCATTTGTGATGCCATCGAGAAGATGGAACCAACTGATGCCCTCTTTTCGAATGGAGTAGGCCAGGACTCAGGATCGTCTCTGGGTTCGAAACTTTGTGCTATAGCGAAAGGAAACGGTTGCAGAGATTATTTTATGCATCCTTTTGGAACTATTGTTGTTCCTATTCCTGCCACCGAAAGGGAAAAGCTGCACTATTCTGAAGTGCTTGCTGTTCCAAAATCGTATAAGGCTTCTCGCATTATAGCACCGGAGGATACCTACCGCCAGGCACTTGCCAAAAGAGTAGAGTATATATTTAGAGAGCAGGATCGCATCGCTCGTCGCACTAATTCTGAGAAGATCTGGTTAGAAGACCAGTCTATTAATCAGAATTGGGCTGAGCAGGGATCTATAGACGGATCGCTAGCTACATTAGATGCTAGCCATGCCTCAGATATGATATCAAAGGCATTATTCCGGACTATCTTTCCTCAGCGTTTTGTTACTCTCATTGAGCCTCTGCTAGATACCTATGTAAAGGTAAAAGGCATACTCAGACCAATGCAAATGCTCAGTACATCTGGTCACAGTCTTACTTTTAGACTAGAAACCATTGTGTACAGGGCTATTGCTGATTCCGCAGCACAGTATGTCGACCTGTTATCAGGGACGCATAAAGCGTTTGCTTGGGCCTATGGAGATGATGTAATCATCAATTCAGAAGCCGCTGTAACTGCAATGGAATGGTATAGTGCTCTTGGTTTGAAAATCAATGAGCAGAAATCATTCTGGTCTTCGGACCATTTGTACAGAGAGAGTTGTGGCAAGGAATACTACAAGGGGATAGATGTATCCACTGTAGCATTTCCAAGGTTCCCTATAGTAGGAGCCTTATCACCTAAGGTTACGTTGTCCGATAGGGCAATTAACGATGAGTATAGG